TGTCATCAGATTCAACATCTGTCAAAGTATTAGACTATTTGGTTGCTCAGAGTGCCTATGCTCGTGCTTTGATTGAGCGTGGTGAAGATGGTGGAACAAACTCTGCCGAGGCTTATGCTCTGTTTAGGGGGATGCTCTCTGATGCGATTGCAATGGAAAGCACTCGTTACATAGAAGATAATTTTGAGGCAGTCTAATGGCATCTCAACTTCAAAGTTACAGTCTCTCAGCACCAGGCTTTTATGGCTTGAATACTGAAGATTCTCCCCTTGATTTAGGGGCGGGTTTTGCTTTGGTTGCAACCAATTGCATCTTGGATCAGTATGGTCGTATTGGTGCTAGAAAAGGTTGGTCAAGGGTTAACTCGTCTTCTGGCAATCTAGGTGCTAATGATGTCGGTGTAATCCATGAGTTAGTCCAGACTGACGGAACTCTGACAATCCTGTTTGCTGGCAATAACAAGATATTCAAACTTGGCACTTCTAATGCAGTGACTGAGTTGACCTATGGTGGTGGAGGAACAGCCCCTACTATTACTGCTGATAATTGGCAATGTGCAACTCTTAATGGGATTGCATACTTCTTTCAAACAGGTCACGATCCTTTAATTTATGATCCCGCTATAAGTACGACTACTTATCGCAGAGTCTCTGAGAAGTCTGGTTATGTAGCAACTGTTCCTCAAGCAAACATCTGTTTATCAGCATTTGGTCGTCTATGGGTGGCTAATACTTCTACAGATAAAGTAACGATTACCTTCTCTGATCTGATTGCTGGTCATGTGTGGGGTGGTGGTACTTCAGGTTCATTGGATGTCTCTCGTGTATGGCCTAATGGCGCAGATGAGGTCATGGGCTTGGCTGCTCACAATGATTTCTTGTTTATCTTTGGTAAACGACAGATTCTTGTCTACTCTGGTGCTTCTACACCCGCATCAATAGTTTTAAGCGACACAATTGGCTCTATTGGTTGCATAGCAAGAGATACTATTCAAAGCGTTGGTTCTGACGTTATTTTCTTGTCAGATTCAGGTGTTCGCTCTTTGATGAGGACTATTCAAGAGAAGTCTGCTCCTTTGCGAGACTTGTCTAAGAATGTTCGTTTTGACCTAAATTCATCTTTAGCGGGTGAGACACTGGCTAATTTGAAGTCTGTTTACTCAGAAAAAGAAGCCTTTTATTTGCTTGTTTTGCCTACAACATTCCAAGTTTACTGTTTCGATACCAAGCAATCTTTGCAAGATGGTGCTTCTCGTGTAACGAAATGGGACTCAATTGCTCCTACTGCCTTGCGCTCTTTGCGTAATGGCGATTTGTATATTGGTAAGAATGGTTACATTGGTAAGTATGGAACTTATCTTGATGACGCATCAACGTACCGATTCTCGTACTACACAAACAATGCTGACTTAGGCAATCCTAACCAGATTTCTATTTTGAAGTCTGTTACTGCTATTGTGATTGGTGGATCGAATCAGTATTTAACGATTAAGTGGGGTTTTGACTATTCTGGTGCTTATCAATCAGAAAACATCTACATCCCAACACAAGTTAGCTACGAGTATGGAATTGGTGAGTACAACATTGCTGAATATACAAGTGGTGTGCCAATTAAGACTCTTTCTGCCAATGCTTCTGGTGCGGGAAAGATTGTTCAAACTGGTTATGAAACAACAATCAATAATGTTTCATTTTCTCTGCAAAAGATTGAAATTCAAGCCAAAGATGGCAAAATAGGTTAAGGAGAATAATCTTGTCTAATTATACAAAATCGACCAATTTCGCTACCAAAGATAACCTATCACCTGGCAATCCTTTAAAGATTGTCAAAGGTACTGAGATTGATACTGAATTTAACAACATTCAGACTGCTGTTGCGACTAAAACGGATGGTGCGACTTCAAGCACCGATAACGCCATTGCTAGATTTGATTCAACCACAGGTAAGATCATTCAAAACAGTGCACTCACAATTGATGATACAACTGGCGACATTGTTGGTACTGCAACACAAGGTGTTTTTAATACTGTATCTACAACTGTAAACGCATTTGGTGCGGCTACTGCTGTAAACATTGGTGCGGCTACAGGAACTGCCACAGTCAATAACACCACTTTGGCGGCTAAAGCAATCACCGCTAGTACAACTTTGGCGGTAACAGGAACATCAACTTTAACAGGTGCTGTAACTGCTACTGCGGGTGTTACTGGCCCGATCACATCTTCTAGTGCAACCATCACGGGTGGCACGATCACAGGCATTACTGATCTAGCGGTTGCTGATGGTGGTACGGGTGCTTCTACTGCCGCTGGTGGACTGAATAACCTTTTGCCTAGCCAAACAGGTAACGCAAACAAGTATCTGCAAACTGATGGCACTAATGCTTCTTGGGATGCAGTAAGCCTATCTACTGCCGACATTACAGGCACTTTGCCCGTTGCAAATGGTGGTACTGGTGTAACTTCTTCTACTGGTACTGGTAATGTAGTGTTGTCAAACTCGCCAACACTGGTGACTCCCGCCTTAGGAACTCCATCTGCTTTGGTGGGAACAAATATCACAGGTACTGCCTCTGGCTTAACTGCGGGTAACGTCACAACTAACGCAAACCTTACTGGTGCGGTTACTTCTGTTGGCAATGCAACATCTCTTGGCTCATTTACTTCTGCTCAACTTTTGAGTGCTTTGACTGATGAAACAGGAACTGGTGCAAACGTATTTGCAACTTCACCTACCTTGGTAACTCCTATTCTTGGAACACCTACTAGCGCAACATTGACCAATGCAACTGGTTTGCCTTTGTCTACTGGTGTTACTGGAACACTTCCTGTTGCTAATGGTGGAACAGGAACAACAACTCCTAGCATTGTTGCGGGATCAAACATAACTGTTACTGGCACATGGCCTAATCAAACCATTGCCGCATCTGCTGGTGGTTCTGGAACTGTCACTAGCGTTGCGGCTACAGTCCCAAGTGTCTTCAGTGTTTCAGGCTCACCAATTACTACATCTGGCACATTGGCATTGACTTACTCAGGTACTGCTTTGCCAGTAGCCAATGGTGGTACAGGACAGACTTCTTACACAGATGGTCAACTGTTAATTGGTAATAGCACAGGAAATACGCTTACTAAAGCAACATTGACTGCGGGAACAAACGTCACGATTACCAATGCTGCGGGTGCAATTACGATTGCTGCTTCTGGTGGTGGAACACCTGCTGGTTCAAACACACAAGTTCAGTTTAATAACTCAGGTGCGTTTGGTGCTTCTGCTAATTTGACTTTTAATGGAACTGCACTTACAAGTACAACGACAAATACATCAGGAATTATTCTTGATACTTCTACTGCGGGTCAAGCAAATGTTAATTTTAAAAGTGGCGGAACTCAACAAGCAATAGTTGGTTTGTCAGGTGCAATAACAGGCGGTAGCGGAACTGATATAGCGTTATTTTCAGAAAGTGGTAATGCGGTTAAATTTTATACCAATGGTTCAGCATCAAACCCAGGAACTTACAACCAATATGGTTTAGGTCTTGGTGGTGCAGTCCCATCATCAGGATATGGCATCACATTCCCCGAAACTCAATCAGCATCTACAAACGCTAACACGCTAGATGATTATGAGGAAGGTTCATTTACATTTACTGGAACTGGATTTACAACTTCACCAACAAAAACAGCGTATTACACAAAAATTGGTAATCAAGTAACTATCAGAATTCCAGATATTACAGGAACAAGTAACTCAACCCTTTGCACAATAACTGGACTTCCTGTTGCAATAAGGTCAGATAATAGTTTTGTTTCTTTTTTACTTGTTTATAGCGGGTCTGTTGGATATAACGGACACATTTATGGCGGTTCTAGTAACACGATACAGGTATTTTGGGATGCAGGAGAAAGTGCTTTTGTTGCTAGTGCTGTTAAAGGCATTGTAAATTACAACAATTTTACATACACAATAGTTTAACTAAGGAAATCAAATGAAAAATTTGACACATAAATTTATTCAGCACGAAGCAGATGGAAACATCTTTTTGGCATTACAAAAAACATCGTCTGATGGTGATGCGCTTGGAACGCACTACATAAATTTCCCGCCTGATTGTGACATTGATGCTTATGCGGCTTCAGCAGTTACAGCACTTGGAAACTTTAATGCTGTGCCAACGGAGTCAATCAACCAAGTTAAAGCATTGGCTCAATTATTGTGGACTGCTGAAGTTATTGCGGCTTATCAAGCGGCACAAGCTGCGGCTGAAGCGGCACGAGCATAAAAAGTTCTATCTTTAATTAAGTAGAACTACACAGGAGAAAAAACAATGCCAACAGTAAATGACATTTATCAGCAGGTGCTAGGTCGCCCAGCAGAGCCAGAAGGATTAGCCTACTGGAAAAGCGTATTTGGCGATTATGTTGACGATACTGAATTGGCACAGTTTAAAACTGCGGCTGCTCCTGAGTTAGCACAACGTGCATTGCTAACAGGCTCTGGAAATACTGCGGCTACAACAACTACCACTGCAACTACCGCAGCTCCTACATCAGTTACTGATCTATATCAACAGGTACTAGGTAGAGCACCCGAGTCTAAGGCTGTTGTTGACGAATGGACTAGACTATTTGGTAGCACGATTGAGCCTGCTGAAGTTGAGCAATTTAAGCAAGCCGCACAACTTGAGTTAACTAATCCTAATATCTCTAACATTAAGGGTCAAATCTTAGCCCAAGGTAACATAGACAAATGGACAGGTGAAGGCAAAGGTTCTGCGGAAGCCAATGCAACTGACATGGCTACTATTTTGGCTGGTATCGGTATTACTGATATTAACCAGTTTGGTGCACTGCCTGGTGGCAAATTTGGTAACAAGATAACAGGTCAAGAAGTTCCTAATACTTATGGTGAGCGTCAAACTGGTAATGCTATTGGCGGGACATTTTCTGGTAAAGGAAACACTGGCTATCGTGTTAATTTTGATGCCACTGGTAAACCTATTTTTTACACAACATCTGCTTCTAGCTCAACTGTTCCTAGTTGGGTAAAAGCCGCCATAATTGCTGCGGGTGCTTACTATGGTTTAGATGCTTCAGGATTATTAGCTACTAGCCCTGTCACAGCAACAACGGCATTAACAGCAGCAGAAGCCGCAGGATTGGGTCTAACGGCAACAGAAGCGGCTGCTTTAGGTTTGTCAGGTACAGAGTTTGCAGCAGCGGCAGGAACAGCGGCAATACCTGCAGCTCTTTCTACTCCTGCGGCAGTTGCGGCTACAGTAACTCCTGCGGCTCTTGCTACACCAGCGACAACTGCTTTAACTGCATCTCAAATAGCTCAATTGGCTTCTGCGGGTTTATCAGCGGCTCAAATAGGTTCTTTGGTTTCTGGTGGATTAACTACTGCTAGTGGTCTTCTCCAACAACAAACATCTCGTGAAGCGGCTATTAAAGCACAAGCGATGATTGAGAAAGAAACTGCTGACGCTAAACTAGCAGCTCAGTTCAGACCCATTGGGATGACTACAAAATTTGGTACATCTAACTTTGCGTTTGATCCCGCAACAGGTCGACTGATTGACGCTAATTACAATCTGAGTCCAGAAGCTAAAGCCCAACAAGATAGACTTACTGCTTTGGCAAATGCAGGTTTAACACAAGCAGAAGGCGCACAAGCACAATATGCTCCTCTCCAAACTGGCGCACAAAGTCTTTTTGGATTAGGTCAAGGCTATTTAAATGCTCAAACTGATCCTCGTTTGGCACAAATTGCCTCTCAATATTTACCTTTGTCTCAAGAAAGCAAAGATTTAACAAGACTTGGTACTGGTTATTTAGCTTTATCTCCAGAAAGTCAGCGTTTAACTGCTCTTGGAGGTCAGTATATTGCCCAATCTCCTGAACAAGTAGCACAAAACTATTTAAATCAGCAGATGGCTTTGTTGCAACCAGGCAGAGAGTTAGAGTTGGCTAATCTGCAAAACAAACTACAACAACAAGGTCGTGGTGGTTTGGCGGTTACTCAAGGCGGTGCTTTGGGTGCTACCACTCCTGAACTACAGGCTTTGTATAACGCTCGTGTTCAACAAGAGGCTCAATTGGCGGCTAATGCTCAACAAGCGGGTCAACAACAAGTTCAGTTTGGTGCGGGCTTAGTTGGTACAGGTCAACAACTTGGAATACAAGGTCAACAGTTCGGTGCTAATTTGATTGGTTCTGGACAACAACTTGGCATAGCGGGTCAACAGTTTGGCATGAATACATTAGCCGCACAACAAGCACTTGAGCAACAGAGATTGGCATTTGGCTCTGGACTATTAAGCCAAGGATCAGGACTCTTGGGTCAATATTATTCTGGTCAACAGGCGGCTTATGCACCTTACACGACAGCTATGGGACAAGTTCAAGCACTTGAGACTGCGGCACAACAACCCTTTAACACAAGTTTGGCTCTTGCTCAACAACAAGCTAAGGCTGGCTTTGATGTTGGTCAACTAGGCTTGTCTGGAGCAAAATTAAGTACAGCATTGTCAACAGGTGCTGCGGCAACAACTAATCCATACTCAACTGCTTTAGGTGGACTAGCAGCTTCTCCCGCATTTGGACAATATATAGGTGGTTTGTTTGGTGGCGTGCCATCAACAACAGCCATGAGCGCATTACCAACATCATTTGGTACTGGTAATTATTATGGTAGCCAAGACCTCGGCTTATATTTGTAAGGACTCATCATGGCAGACAATATCGTAGCGGGTCTATTCGGACTAAGCCCAGAAATGTATGGCGAACAACAACGCAGAAGTGCTTTACAAGAAGGTATCACACTTGCTCAACTAGACCCTGCGGCTCGTGGTGCGGCAATGACCTATGCGGGTGCTAGAGGTCTTGGTACTGCCATTGGTGGTGCTATGGGCGTAGAAGACCCTCAGTTGAAGTTAATCAGTGCTCGTAATGCTATTGCTCAACAGATAGATCAAACAAATCCTGAGTCGATCCTAAAAGGTGCTCAGATGTTGGGGCAAATGGGCGACCAACAAGGTGCTATGGCTATGGCTCAATATGCTCGTCAAGCACAAAGTGAGATGGCTTTGATGCAACAACGTCAGGCGGCTCAACAGTCTTCATTGGCTACTGCGGCTAAAACACAATTATCTGTTAGACAAGAAGAGCAATTGCGTGATGAGTTGTCTAAACTTCCTCAAGATGCTACACAAGAGCAAATCCTATCTGTTGTAACTAAATATGGTTCACCAGATAAAGTATTGGCAACTTTACAAGCCTCTGCTGATAGAACTGCTCAAAGAGAGCAATCTGTGCAACTTCAAAGAGAACGTATAGATGCTCAGATTCAAGCCGCAAAAGATCGTGGTGCAACTCAAAAAGAAATTGCCCAAATGCAAATAGATGGTCGCACACAAATTGCTCAATTAGTTGCATCTCTTAAAGGCCCAAGCGCAGCAGTTCTTAAAGCACAAGAAAAAGCGGAGAAGATTGCAGAAGGAAAAGCTAGCCTTTCAGACACGTTAGAGGTTGCAAAGACTCTTGTAAATGACATCGCTAAACTAGGTGGAATGACTAGCACTGCTAAACAACCTCTTGCCAATTTGGTAACATCTTTGGGAACTGGAACAGTTGGTCAACTTGCGGGTCAAGCGTTTGGAACTCCAACGCAAGCAAAACGAGATGAGCTAAAAAGTGTAAGACTTCAGTTATTGAATGCGGTTAAAGAAGCAACTGGCATGAGCGCTCAACAACTTAACTCTAATGTTGAATTGAAAACTTGGTTAGATTCGCTTGGCAGTGAGAAAATGACCAAAGAAGCAAATCTTGCAATCATTAACAATATCTCCAATAGATTCTTAAAGGGAACTATCAATTCCCCTGAAGGTTCTGGCACTGCTTCAAACCCGATTGTTCTAAAGTAAGGAATTAAAATGCCTGTTTATCAATACGAAGGCAAGCATTATGATTTGCCAGAAGGATTATCTAACGATCAGGCTATTGCCAAGATTGAAGGATTTTTAGGAAAAACTACTCCTCCTCAGGCATCTCCTGAAGTTTCTAAAACTGAATTGATGTTTGGAGCTGGCAGTCCTATTGCTCGAACAATCAAGGGTGCAGTTGTTGATCCTGCATTGGCAGTTAATCAATTATTGGCAAGCACAGGATTGTTTGGTGGCGAAATTAAAAAAGGCGCAACTCAACTTGTAAGTGATGTTGAGCAAGCTACTCAAGAAGGTCGTGCAAGAGTTGGAAGCACTGGCTTTGATCCTTACCAGATGCTTGGAAATGTTATTAGTCCTGTTAATCGCTTAGTTGGTGCTACACAAGCTCCTTTAGCTGGTGCTGGTCTAATAAGTAACATAGTTCGATCAGGAAGCACTGGTGCGGCTTTAAGTGCCTTGCAACCAGTAAATGCTCCTGTAGATCAGTTTGCTGAACGTAAATTAGAGCAAATGGCTACTGGCTTTGTATTAGGCCCTGTTGTTGAAGGTGGTGTAAAGGCTGTTGGAGGTCTTTTAAACACACTTAAAGGTCTTACTCCTTCTGGTCGTCAAGAATTCATGCAGAAACAACTGAATGAACTTGCTGGCTCAGATAGAACAAAAGTTATTGAAGCATTGCGTGATGCTAAAGAGATTGTTACTGGCTCTCGCCCAACTGTGGCACAAGCAATTTCTGACATTCCATCTGCGGTTGAATTGGCAGCGGCACAGAGTAAACTTGCTAGTAAAGCCAAAGTATCAGGTCAATTCCAAGAGCGTTTAGTTGAGCAACAAGCGGCTAGAGCAAGAGAAATTCAATCTATTGCTGGAACAGAAGCTCAAAGAGCATCTTTGATTGCCGAAAGAACTGGTGTTACGACTCCAATGCGTGAGACTGCATTAGAGCAAGCAAATCTTGCTGGCCCAATATTTACTAAATTAGAAAAGGAAATTTCAGATAAGTTTAATAGCTTGGCGGCTGCTGAACAAACATCTGGAATGATTGGTTTGGCTGCAACAACTCAAAAACAAAAATCTTTGGCAGAAATGGGTCGTCCAGGTTGGTTATCTACTGGTGATATTGCGGCAGAAGCGGCAAGTCGTGCAAAAGCATATAAAGAACTTGCGGGAACACTGCGTGGTGAAGCGCAATTAAAACAATTTCAACTTAATAGTTTAGAGCAAAATGGATTTTTTCCATTACGTGCATCCGATTTAACAGACCAACTAGACAAAGCCATTCGTGGAACTGTATCTGACCAAAGCAAAGCAGTTTTGCAAGGTATTAAAGATAAAGTTGTTTCTAAAGCCGATGAAAATGGTTTGTTAAACAGTCGTGATGTGTACGAAAACATTAGAAAAATATCAAATCAAGATGTTGCAAAAATGCTTAATCTTGGTGAGCAATATGCTTCTGGTGGAATCCCTCAACAAGCGGCTAAAGCCTTGGGTAGTGCAAAACAATTTATTGATGCGTCGTTAAACAAGTCATCTGATGGATTGTGGGGTAAATATCTTACTTCTTATGCGGATTACAGTAAAAAACTTAATCGCATGGAAGTTGGAGATTACTTATCTAAGAGTCTAAACACTCCTTTAGGTAAAGAATCGGCTGGTGAGTTTGCTACCGCTGTTGAGAATGCCGCTGGAACAATTAAGAAATCTACTGGCATACCAAGGTTTGAGAAGTTATCAGATGTTCTTTCATCCTCTGAAGTTGCATCTGTAAACAATGTATTGGCAGATTTGAAACGTGATTCAAAAGCAAAAGAACTTGCAAGAAAAGTTGGTGCACTTGACATTGGCGGCCCAGATGTAGTTAAGGAAGCTCCTCAACTATTAAATAGAACATTTACATTGATGAAGGCTGCTGTTGAGCATTTACAAAGAGGTAATGCTGACGCTTACAACAGGCAAATGGCTGAGTTGATGATGAACCCAGGTGCTTTAGCTCAATTTATGACTGTTGGAATACCAAAAAGTAGAACAAGTGACTTTGTATCGTCAATGATGAAGCTAATGGATGCTCCAACTCGATCTGCATTTGTTCAGTCATTTACAGTACCAGCTGCGGCTAAAGAGGTTGGAACTGAAGTTCCTGTTGAGTAATGATTGATTGGGCTGAAGCAATCATTGCGGCAGTCTGTATTAGTTGTTTTGTCATCTTTTGTAGTTATATTGTTGTTTGGGCGTACCCGTGAGATGGCTAATAGCACTTGTTTTAATTCTCTCACTTCAATCTACGGGGAAAGACCTATGTAGTGTGCGTGAGTTTTATGGAATAGCTTACACAGTACATAACCCGTCAGAGCGTCATCAACAAATGTCTGCTTGGCTTACAAAACATAAAACATTGTGTAAAAGTTCTGACATGACTGTTATATGGAATAACTTATCGGAATGGGCGGGTAGTGCAGATAGTGCTGAGTTAAGACATAAAGTTGTTATTGCTTACAAGGATGCTGTAGAAAGGGAGAAGAAATGATAGACACCATCAAACTATTCCCAACAGTTCAGCCTTCTGGGTATCCAGATAGGCATGACCTTGCCCAGAAGAAGCTAGAGAAACAGCATGAAATGAACAAGGCAAATGAGTTAGCCAGACAAAAGCAGACTCAATTACAAGATATTACCTTTGAGATTTATTGTAAAAAGGTGAGTCAAGAACGTATCCACATGGAGATATTTCAGAATCGTAAACTGGATATTTATGTATGACCAAGAAGCCAATACGCCAACCAAGGAAACCGCAGATAGAAGTGAAAGAAAAACTGACGCTGTACGTCACTCTGATGGTCAGCACAACCCTGTGCATCTCTGTTTTGGCTATGGTGGTCAGCTTTATGCTTGGCCTTTGGGCAAAAGAAGTGGACAACGCAGAGATATTCAAGATGATTTCACCCGCTTTTTCTACTCTTATAGGCGGCATGATTGGCTTCCTGAGTGGTATCAAACTGATGCAAAATGAAGATAAACCGAAATGTAAGGATTAATAATGCTTTCTCTTTTCTCAACCTTGGGCGGTCTATTGATCTCTGGTTTACCAAAACTACTAGAGTTTTTCCAAAACAAAGCAGACCAAAAGCATGAATTAGCTTTGGCTAACATTCAAGTTCAAATGCAATTACAGATGATGGCTCAAGGCTTTGCTGCCCAAGAGCGCATGGAGGAGATTCGCACAGACCAAGTTGCCATGCAATCTGAAGCCCAGATGACCGAGGCGGCTCTAAAGCACGATGAGAAAGTCTTAGAGAAGGCTTCTCAATGGGTTGCCAACTATGTTGGTACTGTAAGACCTACAGTTACCTATATCTTTGTGTTTGAGTTATGTGCTATCAATGCTTGGATTGCCTACTACATCTACTCTCGCCCTAGTTTGGTGATGAGCATAGATGATTTGATTCGTTTGTCTGACATTATTTTCTCTACTGATGAGATGGCAATGTTGGGTGGAATCATTGGTTTCTGGTTTGGCTCAAGAGGTTGGTCTAAGAAATGAAAGTCAGCAAAGCTGGTGAGGATTTGATGCACTTCTATGAAGGCTACAGGAACAGGCCGTATCGGTGCAGTGCCGCCATTTGGACTGTCGGATGGGGTCACGCTATGTATGCAGACCAATTAAGCCTTCCAAACGTGCGTAAAGAGGGTTATACAGGGCTTATCAGGTCTGATTACCAACTCAAGGGGGAAGATAATCGTGTATGGTCAAAAGAGGAACTGGTCGATTTATTCAAGATGGACATCAATTCTTTTGAACGTGGTGTTCTTCGACTTAGCCCTAATCTTGTTAATCATCAAAGTAAATTTGACGCTGCTACCAGTTTTGCTTACAACGCAGGTTTAGGCAACTACCAGAGGTCAACTATCCGCATGAAAATCAATCGTGAGGATTGGAATGGGGCAGCAGAAGCCTTTATGTCATGGACTAAAGCGGGTGGAAAAGAAGTATCAGGTCTTGTCAAAAGACGCAAAGCTGAAGTTGCGTTGTTTCTATCTTAAACTAAACTGTAATAAATATCCTATAAGGTGTTGTAATGCCTAACATTCCTACACCACAAGATGTCGTACACTTCGCACATTGTGTCAAAAAGTGGCAACAAGTGCTGAGTTTGGGTGATTGGAGAATAGAGAAGGGAAGTAAGGCGGCAAAGGCGGCAATGGCTTCTGTTGAGTTTAATGCTTCTGCTAGATTGGCTACCTATAGATTGGGTGATTTTGGTGCTGAGAAGATCACACCAGAATCTCTGGATCAGACTGCTTTACATGAGTTACTTCATGTATTTCTACACGATTTAATGACTGTGGCACAAGACCCTAAATCCTCTCAGGATGAGGTGGAAATGCAAGAACACAGAGTTATCAATCTGCTAGAAAAGTTACTTTCAAGGGATTCCAATGGGTGCTCATAATGAAACTTGTACGGATATGGAATTTATCCAACTTTGGGAGCAAATGCAATCTGCAACTGAAATAGCCAAACATCTTGGAATTCCAAACAGAGCAGTTCATTTGCGTAGAAGGTGGATTGAAGATACCTACAAAGTAACTTTAATAGCAAAAGACCATCGTGGTGCTAACTATGCCATTAACAAGCCAAAATCCTTTTCTCCGTTAAAACAGATAAATCTTGGCATACTAGACGGAACAGTAATTGTGTTCTCAGATGCCCACTTCATCCCAAGTCAGCGTACAACGGCCTTTAAAGGGCTTCTATGGGCTATAGAACAGTTCAAACCCAAGGCAGTGATATGTAACGGGGATGCTTTTGATGGAGCGTCTATATCTCGCCATGATATAACTGACCAACCACAGACTTCTGTCATCCAAGAGCTAAAGGCTTGTCAGGGTGCATTGGGTGAGATAGAGGAAGTCGCTAAAGCAGCGAGGCACAATGTAAAGCTACTGTTTACATGGGGCAATCACGATATTCGGTTTGGCAACAGATTAGCGCAACACGCACCCCAATTTAAGGAAGTTCAAGGCTTTAAGCTGACAGACCATATCCCAGAGTGGGACTTTTGTTGGGCAGTATGGCCTACAGATAACTTAATTGTTAAACATCGTTACAAAGGTGGTGTTCATGCCACTCATAACAATACTGTTAACGCTGGTGTATCGGTAGTTACTGGACACTTGCATAGCCTTAAAGTGACTCCATTTAGCGACTACAACGGGATTCGGTACGGGGTAGATACAGGAACTTTGGCTGAGACAGATGGGCCACAATTTACTTATGCTGAGATAAACCCAAACAACCACAGATCAGGGTTTGCGGTGTTAAACTTCTTCAATGGTCAGCTTTTATGGCCTGAACTCGTCCATAAATTTGATGAAGACCAGATTCAATTTAGGGGTGAAGTGATTGATGTAGGTGCATTTTGAGTGCTTGGCTCATCATTGTCACAGGTGGTATCTACGCCTATATTGCTGGTGAGCAGCTCTATAAAGAAAACCCCTACATGGCTATCGTGTACGCAGGGTACGCCTTTAGCAATGTGGGGCTTTATCTACTAGCAAAGTAGCTTATAAGTTACAACGGCTCGTGAGTGTTTAAAGCAAAGGGCGGCACTTCTTCTTCTTCAGTTTCTTCATCTTCAAAATCAAGTGGCTCAGTTGCTTCATAGTCAACTGCCCAACCATGTTCTTCTTGGAACTCAATAAATTCTTGAATGATTTGAATTTTCTCGAAGTCAAAGGTTTCAACTGTAATTTTCTCATTACCAATAAAGCCAAAATCCATTTCAAATTTCATGGTGTTCTCCTTACGCAACCGATTGTTGCAATGAAATACTAGGGTAAATTTATGTCACTCAAGTGTCTTTTGAAACACTCCGTTGGGCAATAATATGCCCTTGCGATTCTTGATTTGGTCATACGCTATTTCCATGCAATCTACCATATTGATGTCTTGAAGAGCGCAGTAGTTAATAAGACAGACCATGACATCACCAACAGAATCAACAATAGCCTCCCTGTCATTTTTAATGGTCGCATCTGCTAGTTCTCCTATTTCAGATACCGCTTTAAGTAACTGAGACTCTGGGTTACTATTAGGAATAATCTTACGGGCTTCTGCCCATTGGATTATCTTCATCTCTATATCGGCATAACTCATCTAACTCTCCTTAACTCTGTAATTTTTTCAGGTGGTGGGGGCAGCATTTTCTCGCTTGGTGGAGTCCATCCATGCTTTCTCCAAAGGGCCTGGACATCCGATCCTGACTCCCATTTAAAGTCTTTTAGAGGAACTGAAGGGTAGCTAATCTTGGAATGTGGAGGTAGTTCTATCATTTTGCTGCCCTCATAACCCTTTGATTACGACCAAATTTGCCACGTTTGACACCCGAAACCTCAATAAATCCCTTGTCTAACAAAGCACGATACCTTGCCGTTATTGAGGAATATGGGTAGTTTGGGAACATACCAAGGATGTCGTCTGAGATACACCCCTCTGGAAAGCCTTTAATAGCCTCATAGACCATTGTTTCTAGCTTGGTAGTATCAACTGCTTGAGCCGCCTGATGGCTCGTTGTAGGGTCTTCTTTTCTAACCAGTTTGAAAGGTTCTGTGCCAAAGAATCTTTCTATTGAAGCATTCATGTTATCAAAAAATGTACTCATTTATTCACTCCTATTGGGTGAGGGGAAAACTGCTCGTCTGCAAGCTAGGAAAATCCTTTGCACAGCTCTCCCCTCGGGTTTATATTAACTTAAAAGGGCATTGATTCGTCATCAAAGCCAGTAGCCTTAGAACGCTCAGAAGGTTTGGCTTTATATTCTTCTTTAGGAGATACTGCTAACCCCATGAATTTGCCTGACTTTCCTTCTTTTACCCAAGCTGATAGCCAGTAATCCTGACCATTGACTGTGATATTTCCCTTGTAATCAGGATGATTTCCTGTTTCCTTTTTGTCGTTCTTAAACAGAACACCAGAGTTATCCCGCTGATTTGCTTTATTGTCCATTACATTTCCTTCGCTTTCTTTAACGCTGAACGCACTTTACTAGGCATGAGAGTCCATAGAGCGATTTTTTGCTCGTTATCTAGGTTCTCTTCATCCAACCTAACCAAGGCTGCCCTTGGATCACCTTGCTCACACATGGCAATCAATTCTATTGCCACTTCTTCAAGATACCTTAATTCCTCGATTGGGATGTCATTTTGAGCACCTTGGGTAGGGCTAATGATGACTTTATCTTCCTTTAGAGGGGCAGAAGAATCCAGTGCATCGTGTTCTACGATCTCCATTGCTGAAACCCACAGATAACGCCTGGTATAAGTTTCTACCGCACCAAGGTTCTGGATTGGATGGCATCCCTTTAGGTTTGCTTCTGCCATAGGGCTTGTCAGAACGATCTCTGAGCCGTCTTCTGTGTCTGTGATAGTCAGACTAGCCAACTCCTTGCCAAACGACACTACACCGCACAATCCAGTCTTATAGAAGATTGAGTTGATTGTTGGCAGAAAATCACCCAACTCGAAGTATGAGTACCCTGCAAACTTGTTGTGGCCTGACTTCTTAAGTGGAGCGTGTTGCAAGAGTAATCTTGCCTCCATTAACTTTTTATGTACACCCATGATTAACTCCTTGTATCTAACTCTTGTTGAATAATCTCTTTTTGTTGTTCAGGATATAAATCCTTGAACTCGATGAAGTCTGCTTCTTGGCAGCAAACTATTTTATCTCCCTTGATTGTCAAACAATAAGGACAGTAGTGGATGTCAGAAAACTCTTCCACATAGGTCTGAAATAGTGTTTTCATCAGTGGAAACTCTCGTAAGCCATTGTCCACAGAACATCACCCGCCAGATCGGTGAGCTTGTTTAACTCATCTTCTGTTAGTGGTGTTCCATCTTCATAGCATCCATCTGAGAAGTAGGCATCAGAGAAATCTGGATAATCTCTTGAATCTACTCCATCTACCTCTAGGTCTACAACCTTTTTTCCATTAAGAATCGGCATCATTCGCCCCTTGCTTTAATCATTGCGTCTGCTAACAGATAAGAGGTTTGCGCTCCCAATTTAAAAACTTCAGGCCGCCAAACTTCATTGGCCATGTAAGCCTGCATGGCCTTTGCCGCAAAGTAGTCACGCAGGCTCATGCCATACATAGTTCTTGTTTGATTCAATTGCTTGTCAAAGTATGCGTATGGAAAAGCTGATTCATTCATATTCACTCCTATTTGTTTATCAAAAATGTGGCTTATTTGCTGTCCACATCGATAATGTGCCACACCTTTTCCAACTATTTAATTAGGATAAACCCTAATAGACAGACTAAAAAACAACACTACTATTCTGACCATGAACATCGAAAAAATTGAATACCAATGTGCCGAACACCTTGTTTCTTACGCAGAAACAATGGCTGACGCTTACATCAACCAACCAGAGGACTTAGAAGCCGCTATGACTGCTTTATTTGGTCGGGCAATAGAGATACACCTAAACCGCAAAATCAACTTGGAGAACCTATACAAATGACCCAACAAGCAATTATTCGAGCTTTACAGAATGGATCGCTTACTGCCTATGAGATGGAGAATCTAACGGGCATCCCAAGAACCTCTATTGTGGCTGCTTGCAAGAAAATGTTTCGCAAGAAAGAGCTTACTGTTGAGAAGGTCAAGGTGAGTCGTGCTTGGGTCTGTAGATACACCCTAGAGCCGCACATGATTGAGGCTACAAAAGCCGCCAATGATGAGCCTTATGACAAGCTAAATCCCTTTGATGTACGCAATGCCAAGGGTATTTTTACCAAGTCTGAGTATGCCGTGATGAACAATCAGGCTAGAAACTTCTACAAAAGCAATCCTAATTTCACTAAAGAAATCACAAATAATCAATTTATTTGAAAAAAACCTCTTGACATCAAGAAAGATTGTGTATAATCCAAATCGTCTGAGTGGCATCAGGCGATGAAACAAATTGTAAACCCCATAGATTCCTGTGTGGTCTTGCCAGACAACTGGCGTACTTTTGATTTGTTTCAATCGTCCGTTGTTGCTCTCGCCAAGAGCCAAGACCACAGAGTGATTTATGGGGTTTTTTGCGTTTGGCGGCTATGCAATGCGGTACGTCGGTGGTTGCATTTAGGGATACCCTGTTACACGAGCGAACTAAAGCAGGGGCGGTGGGCTAAGGATAGAGCCGAGTGGTTGGGACGCAAGTCTCAGAAGTCTGTCCGATGCGATGCGATGACATGGCTCCGAAGAGGAAGTTATCCACAAGCAGAGCGAAAACTGAGTTATGACTCGGTAAGGCTTTGCTTTGCTCAAACATTCACCAAAGAGGAACTTATGAGGATATGTAAGTGTGGAGGAGTAGTAGGACAACATCAACTGACAAACAACCGAGAGGCTTGGACTTGTCGTAGTTGTGGAAGATATGAGATTGTTGAATTAAAAAAACCTGATAAACCTGAAGATGATAGGAGTGAAGATGGAAAAGTTTGAACTGTTTTGGGCAGCATGGCCTAAATCATTTAGAAAAGGCGGTAAATCTGCCTGTAGAGTGAAATGGAAGAAGTTTTACTGCGAAACCTGTGCAGACCAGATCATCAAGCACATAGAGTGGATGAAAACAACCGATGCTTGGAGAAAAGACGATGGTGCTTTCATTCCCGCACCTTTGGTCTATCTAAACCAACAAAGATGGGATGGGGCAGAGATTCCTGAGTCCTTCGGGATCAAAGTTGAAGCGAAAATTGATCCTGCTCTTGCCAAGATTGAGGCTGACAATAAAAAAGCCACTCCTATGCCTGAACATATCCGAGCAAGATTAGCTGAACTAAGGAAATGAAAATGCCGATATTTTTGCCAAAAGAATTAGAAACTGAGGTTTTTGGAACTGGTGAAGGTTTTATTTGCATCATCCAAAAAGATATTGATGGTCAAGAAACAAGAATTGCATTGTCTGTGCATCAATTTGAAACTATTTTTAACCATGAAAAAACACTTGTCAGAGAGGCGTTAAACGATGTCGCACCATGACGCAATGAAGCTGTTAGACAAAGTAAAAGAGGGAATCCCCTTTCCGCTACATCTGATAAACAAGGCTTTAGAGCTTACTGGCGACCTAGAGTAAACCCCTATGGCGTATTCGAGAAAAACAATATCCAATGAGTCAGATAGGGTGATCCTAGAACAAGCAGAGGCTAGGGAGCTTTATAGAAGTTGGAGTTGGAGCAAGAATCGTGATCTCATTCGTGCCAGGCTTGAGAGAGCCGAAAGAATCTATGGTACGGGTGCTAGAGACAGAATCCGAGAGTATATGAACAGAATTAAAGATGGAACTCTTGAATGAACTATTTATCGGTATGTAGCGGGATAGAGGCAGCAACAGTTGCTTGGCATCCTTTGGGGTGGAATCCTGTGGCTTTCTCAGAAATCGAGTCTTTTCCAAGCCAAGTTTTAAAACATCACTACCCAACAGTCCCCAACCTTGGTGACATGACAAAATTTAAGGAGTGGCAAATTGAATCAAATGTCGATGTTCTCGTTGGAGGAACTCCCTGCCAATCATTCTCAGTCGCAGGACTCAGAAAAGGATTGGATGACCCTCGTGGTAACCTCATGCTTACCTATCTTGCCATCGCTAAACAACATCGCCCCCGTTGGCTGGTCTGGGAGAATGTCCCCGGCGTTTTGTCCTCCGCTGATGGACGGGACTTTGGTAGCTTCCTCGGAGGGTTGGCAATCTGCGGGTATGGGTTCGGCTACAGGGTGCTTGACGCTCAATACTTCGGAGTGGCCCAAAGACGCAAACGTGTGTTCGTTGTCGGATATCTTGGAGACTGGCGACCTGCCGCAGCGGTTCTTTTTGAGCGAGCGAGCTTGCAAGGGAATCCTCCACCGAGCCGACAAAAGAGGAAAGGAGCTTCCTCCTGCTCTGCTTCAGGCGTTGACGAAAGTGGCATCCAACTCACTGTAGGAACTTTATGTGCTGACACACACCCTGGCAGTTACAGAGGACAAGATGCCTATACGGGCAGATTAGTCCCAACTGGTGTGCCAGACGTAATGTCTACTTTACTGTCTTCAACGGCAGGAATCTCTAGACCTGGCAATGCCGTAACTGAGCATGAAACCTACATTCCAATGACAAGTGCTTACTCGATCCGAGAAGATGCCAAAGCCAATACGTTTAGTGCCACAGAACTAGAGGTCGCCAATGCCCTCAAAGCATTACAACCGAGTCCACAATCCCATCATGCACAGACCTTTGTTGCCCAACCAGTAGCGGTTAGAAGATTGACTTGTGTTGAGTGCGAGAGACTCCAAGGATTTCCAGACCATTACACCGACATCAAACCCAAGGGAAAGCCTACTGCTGATGGCCCAAGATACAAGGCATTGGGCAATAGCATGGCAGTCCCAGTAATGAACTGGATTGGGAAAAAGATACAGAAAGTCGAGGACATAATCAAATGACATTTATGGTGACATTCAAAGTAGACGCTAACCCTGTTGGCAAACAAAGGGCTAGATACGTCAAGAGGGGAAACTTTGTCCAAACTTACACCCCTGAGAAGACAAGAACCTATGAAACCTTAATCAAGGATTCTGCAATCGAGGCAATGGGTGCGTCTGAACCCTTGGAAACCCCTGTTAGCCTTTATCTCTACATTCGAGTGCCAATTCCCAAGTCATGCACCAAAAAGAGATTAGAAGCCATTGCCAATGGATCAGAGAAGCCAACAAAGAAGCCTGACGCAAGTAATATCCTCAAGAGCGTAGAAGATGGCATGAACGGGGTTGTCTACCATGACGATTCGCAGATCATCAACCTACACGTTTCTAAGGTTTATTCAAGTCTGCCAGGTGTTGATATTTGCGTTAAGGAGTGTTTGGAATGAGCAACCCATTTAAGATTATTGAGCCAACTTGTATCAGCTTCTCAGGAGGCAGAACCTCGGCATTCATGCTTTACAAGATTCTAGAGGCTCACCAGATGAGCCTACCGCCCGAGGCTATTGTCTGTTTTGCCAACACAGGCAAAGAAGACCCAGCCACTCTAAAGTTTGTCCATGATTGCGAAACCCATTGGGGTGTTCCAATAACTTGGATTGAATACGATGGGGTAGACGAGGTTAAAGACCGATGGAAAATCGTTAATTACCAGACTGCAAGTAGAGAAGGAGAACCATTTGAGGCGATGGTAGAGCGTAAAAAGTATCTGCCAAACACATTTGCTAGGTTTTGCACCCAAGAACTCAAGATTTTGCCCATAGACAAGTACATGAAAAGCCTAGGACATGAGGATTATGTGACTTTTGTTGGCATCAGAGCAGATGAGCAAAGACGGGTTGCCAAGATGAAAAACAACAAAGACATCAAAGAAACACCACTTGCGACCGCAGGGATTGGCGTGGGTGATGTCCTAGATTTTTGGTCTAAGCAGCCATTTGACCTTGAGACAATAACTGTCAATGGGAATTCATTGTTGAGCAATTGTGATCTTTGTTTCTTGAAAAAGGCAGATCACTTGATGGGGCTGATTATTGACAAACCCGAAAGAGCGGTTTGGTGGGCAAACATGGAGAAAAAGGTCGGTGCTAGGTTTAACCAGGCACACCCAAGTTATGTCGACATGATGCACTTCAATGCCAAACAACAGGGACTATTCGACCCAGACGAGGAGTCAATAGCGTGTTTTTGCGGAGATTAGGGTTTATCCCTATGGTATTACGCAAGCAATTAAGTAAGATTTAATTTTTAACAGGAGTAAATAGCATGGAATCAACTTGGGAATTTGACACAACTACAGGTGCAGGTAGCGAAGTGGTTACTATCGTTTATGAGTATGAAAACGATGGAGAGACAACTTATAACGAATCCATCAAAGAGGTTTGGTTTGAGGGTCGCAACGTCATAGGGCTATTCTCTGATGAACAATTTAAAGAGATGGAGTGCGAGGCGGCAATGCGTTTTCAGCACCATAAACTCAACTATAAGACCGAGGATGTATGAGTAAACAATCTGTTTGGCAACTAATTCTTATCGCACTGGCGGCTTTTTGGGCGGGAGTGCTTAGTTTATTGAGGTTTTGGTATGACTAGAGAAGACATTATCCGAATGGCACATGAGGCTAAGTTTTATGTCAAAAACGATGAAGCCTATAGCCCATCCAATCAGGAAGACCATGAATTAACCGAATACTTAGAACGCTTTGCCGCCCTTGTCGCTTCTGCCGAGCGTGAACGAATTAAACAAGCTAACGCACCAGAGATTGAGCGTATCAATGCCCACATCAAAGAACTGGAAGATGCTGTCATAGCCGAGCGTAAGGCGTGTGCTGAGATTTGCAAGAAACACGCTGATTTTTATGCGGGGCTTGAACCAAGCCCAATCGCGCAATCAGCATGGGCGGCTTGCGTTGATAACCGTGACACCATCCGAGCAAGGGGACAAGCATGAACAGAGAAGAAATTACCCGCTTGGCGCAAGAAGCTGGATTTGTTGGTATGGATGGTGAACATGGAGGACTTAGACGCTTTGCCGCCCTTGTCGCTTCTGCCGAGCGTGAGGAATGCAAAAAACTTTGCACATGGAAAACAGGCAATCAATTTGTTGACGAGGCGGTTGCTGTTTGCTATCGAGCAATAGACCAAAGGGGACAACCATGACTGATTGGACTAAAGAGGAAGACGAAGCATTTAATGCCGTTGAACAACAAAGTAACCTTGGTAAACAGATATTGAAAGCCCAAGGTCAACCCTACCATTTTGATGTTTTTGTGTCTCTATCCCAAAGAAATCATGTTTTAGAAGAGGTCGCTAAGGAATTTGACAAAATGCCATTTGGTGATACTGCTTCAAGTTTTGCTTGTTTTGTAAGAAACATGAAGAAAACAGAGATTTAACATGAACGAACCAACCAAAGCCATTCAATACTTAATCGATACCGCCCCTTTGTATGCAAAAGCAAAGGCAGATCGGATGTACTTAGAAGAGTTTAGAAAATCCCGAAAAGCCCAACTAATGAGCCAAGCGGGAACAGAGGTTTTAGGTAAACAAGAGGTTTATGCTTATGCACACGCTGATTATGTCGGGATATTAGAGGGCATTAGAGAAGCGGTAACTCTTGAGGAAGAATATCGGTTTTTAATGAGGGCAGCAGAAGCAAGAATTGAGGTATGGAGAACAAACCAATACTCAGCCCGCATGGAAATCAAGGCAACCCAATAATGCAATCAAAGAATAAACCTAAACCTAGCGCAGGTGAAAGGTTGCATATTGCCAAGATTAAACTAATGCCCTGCATTATTTGCCAGGCAAGCCCTCCAAGCGAATGCCATGAGATAAATCAAGGTCAATGGTTTACATCAATGCCACTTTGTGCAGATTGCCACAGAGGATCGGTAAATGGGGTTCATGGTCAACGCAGACTATGGAACGTCTACAAAATGGACGAGTTGGCAGCACTAAACGAGACAATCAGACTATTGATGGACAATAAAATGCCCTCTAGAACCGATTTAAACGAGTTTTGAGACGTTTTTTAGTATAGGTGCATACCAACTATGCATCCAATGAAAAAAAGCCACTAAGGGCTTAAATTTTAGACAATAAAAAACCCTCCGTAGAGGGCTTGAGATTAGCGTTTCCCGCTAAGTATTCGGAGGATTAAAGCTAGACAAGCATAAATCATTTTTTCTCCGATATTAAATGATTATCTCTATAGCATGAATTAAAATCTGGTCTACCGATTTCAATTTGAATAACATATATATCACCCCCATATTCATGCCACCAATCATTCGGCATCTGATAATCTTTTGCGTGATTATATAATCCTTTTTTTAGGTGTTCTTTGGCTAGTGTTTCATTTTCGGCATAAGCTTCAAATTGAAAACGTCTAGAATCAAAAATCGCTTTATAAAATTTCATTCTGTCACCTCTACTTCAAAAGGGATTGAGTTATCAATAAAAGCTTGTCGGCTATCGTATGGCAATGCAAAGATAGTGCCAAATTGCCTATTGACGGAAGCTTGAACCTCTAAAGGCAATTTAGGCAATTCCCTTTCTGAGCCGTCTAAAGCATAGGTGACAGTTACCTTGTCGCCATTGGGTAGTGTCACATATTGAACGGCAGCAATAGAGCCGTGAGTGATTGTGTATTTGCTCATTTTTAGACCTTTGATTCGCAAAAAACAAATGTGTAGCCCTTGCCATCACTTGAACCGCCATAACACATATTGGACAAATCCCAAGTGAGCTTGTGTTTTGCAACTAATGCTTTGACTGCTTCAAAATGTACCAGGTGACCGCTAAAGGCATCATTGCGGGAAACAATGACAGAGTGCCCATTGTCTGATGTCGCTTTAATTCGCGATCCTTTGAAGTTGGAAGCAGGAATGTATTTTGTGTGGATAGCTAACATATTTACACCTATTAAAAGTTTGTTGAAAAGAGTTTAAATTGCACTAATGCTTGGTGCGTCTGTACAAATGCACACAATGCGCTCAAATTTTGGAGAGTTTTCTAGTGTGTGGACAATTACATTTCTGCCTGTGTGGGTGTAACTTTCAACCCGCATTGAACGTCCATGCACCTTAATAATTTGTCCAATTTTGTATTGGCTTTTAGGAATGAAAGCAAATCGCATATTTATACCTCTGTTGAGTAATTAAAAAAAGAATTAATCAAAGCCAAAGCATCAACTGTTTTTTGGTCTAGCTTGTAATGGTCTTGAGGGTTAACCGCAAACCTACCGCACTCGCTATAGTTTGGGTTGTAGATTTCTGAACCATTTACTTCTACTGAATAAACGGGTTCGTCATTGTTGTTTCTTGAGAGAATAAAATTCATATTGACACCTATTAAAAAAGATTTTGATAATCAGCCGTGCAAGGGTGCAAGGCACATTTCGTAGATTCCGAAATACTGTTCTTTGAGATAATCTGTAGCCTGTTTCATTGCCTCGTCAAGGTTGGGACTAAGGTCAAGCATATAGTCTCCTTGGTCTAACAATTGGATTTTTCCATTTACTAAAAGCAAAACAGACACAAACCCATCACCATCACAACAGTAGTGACCATAGGAATAAATTGCCTCCTCCTCTTCCTCATCGACAATATTGCCTCCCGCATAAAATTCCCAACCCTCGAATTCTTGGGGTACAAAAATGTCTGTTGGCTCTTCACAAATCTTGTTTGTGTTGTAGACAAGGCATTGTCCAAGTCTAGTTTTTTGGATTCTTTGGTTTGTCGTAATGTCTGTATAAATTGCCCCAAGGTCTAGGAAATTTACAGTTTGTTTAACCCATTTTTTCATGTTGACACCTATTAAAAAGTTGATTGAGAGTGCAATTTTAGTGATTTGCGAACACCTGGAAAACTAGGGATTACCCTTGCTGCCAAATACTATTTGACCAAAATGTCAAAGTAAGCCAACAGACCGACACAAAGGGCTAAACCCACAAATATGGCGGTGAGGATGTCTTTGTGATTGTCATTCATGCCCACTCTCCCCAAATCTGATTAATTTTGGCAATCACTTCGTCCCATGAATCGGTAGTCAAAGCAACATTAGCATCCGACTCAATGTCTAACTCTTCGTCATTGATTGGGTTAATGCAAATGGTGAATTGTTTAAAGCCACTTTCCCTACGATTGGGATTAGCAAAGTCAACCCATAGGACAATATCTTGAGTGGCATTGAGTTGGCTATAGAAGCTTGGGCAAACATCGTTGCGGTAAGACTTGTCTGTAAAGCCCTCGATAAAAGGGATTTCAAAGTCAAAGGTTGGAAATTCCGATCTGTAACTCATTTTGACACCTATTAAATTGCACTAGTTCCGCTAGTTCGGTCTATATAGAATAGCAACAAAAAAAAGAAAAAACATAGGGACAAACCCTTAGATGCTAGAATTAAATTAAATATTTATCAGATGAGGGAAAAGATGTCTAGACCGCCAAAGATTGACACAATCCAATTCCGCAGAAAGTTAGACAACCCCAAACGTCAAATCCTGTTAACAGTAGGACAAGGGAATATATCCCAAGGGTTCGAGAATCTGTTAGCCCTCTACCAATATTTGCATTCATTGGGTTACAGGATAGATGAACCATTTGAGAGAGTAGGGTTAGTTACTAACTATGTCGGTAATAAACAACAACCCTTAACAGAGGATTCAATGGTAGTGTAAACACTAAGGGAAGGATAAGGAGAGGGAATGCGAATAGTTCTTGTTTAGATTCAAGTAACCCTGAAAAGGTGCATCTGTCTCTTTCACGCAACAAGTTATAAATCATAACCATTTCACCAATTGAGAATCATTCGCATCTAGACACCTGGTAATCCGTACAGAAGGGTAAACCCTATGCTGTAAGGATAGACAGTAGTAGAAACTATAGGTGTATGGGGGGGGAGGGGGTAGGTTGGGCTGTGAGATATTTGTGGAGCATCCCATCCTCTGAAAAAGCTAAAACCATTCCAGAAAGGACAAAATGGAAACGAAATTAAAAAGAGGTCGTGGTAGACCAAAGGGAAGCGTCAAAATGACCATACAGAGGTTTGCTGACAACCCACCTGCTATATTGCCTAAGACAGACCACCAGAGGCTCAAGGAGCTTAAGGAGTTGATGATTAGGAGCGGAGGTAAGGATGTTGCTCAGAAGGTGATAGAGATAGCCCTTAATGATGACCATCCCCATCAATTAGTAGCCCTTAAGATGTGTCTTGATAGGACTCTTCCTATAAGTTTGTTTGAAAAAGACAAGAGTCAGAGAAGTGCAGTAACCATCAATATCACTGGTTTGGGACAAGAACCAACCATAATTGATGAACAACCTGAAGATGTAGAGGCTAAATATGGCTGACCTGAACTTTAGTCTCCTTCCTTGGCAACAAGAGGTATTCAAAGACACGACTCGGTTCAAGGTTGTGGCTGCTGGTCGTAGGTGCGGTAAGTCCCGTATGGCGGCAGTTACCCTACTGATTGAAGGACTCAAGTGTCCACAAGGCTCTGCGGTTCTTTATGTGTCTCCTACTATGGGACAATCAAGGCAGATTATCTGGGACTTACTGCTAGACCTTGGCAGAGAGGTTATCCAAGGAAGCCACGTTAATAACTTGGACATTACCCTGATAAACGGAGCAAGAATCTATGTCCGTGGTGCTGATAGACCCGATACTCTTCGTGGCGTGTCTCTGACCTATGCCGTACTAGACGAGGTAGCCGACATCAAACCTGAAGCGTGGGAACAGGTCATTCGAGCCAGTTTGTCTGATAAACGGGGTAGAGCACTCTTTATTGGCACTCCAAAGGGGAGAAACTGGTTCTACGATACCTTCAAGCTAGGCGAGAGCGAGGATGATCCTGATTGGAAGTCATGGCACTTCACCACTGCTGATAACCCTTTGATTGACCAAAAAGAGATAGAAAGTGCTAAAAAGACCCTAAGTACCTTTGCTTTTAAGCAAGAATACATGGCTTCGTTCACCAATGCTGGTTCTGACATCTTCAAGGAAGAATGGATCAAATACGGAGTTCAGCCTGAACACGGAAGCTATTACATCGCTGTCGACCTTGCGGGATTCGAGGAAGTTGCCAAACAAGCAGCTAACTCTAAGAAGCGTCTAGACGAGACTGCTATCTCAATCGTAAAGGTTACTGACGATGGGAAGTGGTTTGTTGAGAAGATAGAACACGGAAGATGGGATATTAGAACTACTGCGTCAAATATCTTGATGGCAATAAGAGATTACCGCCCTTTGTCGGTAGGTATCGAGAAGGGGGCATTAAAAAATGCCGTTCTGCCATATCTTTCTGATTTAATGCGAAAAAACAATATTTATGCCCATATAGTAGACCTTACTCATGGCAACAAGAAAAAAGCGGATAGGATTATTTGGGCATTGCAAGGACGCTTTGAACATGGCAGAATCATCCTTAATACAGAAGAAAATTGGGATGAATTTGTTGACCAACTCATTTTATTTCCAGCTACTGGCGTTCACGACGATTTGCCCGATTCTCTTAGCTATGTAGACCAACTTGCCGTAACAAGTTATTTTCAAGAAGATAATGATGACGAATGGGAGCCGGTTGATGTTGTCTCAGGTGTTTAATACAAAGTTTTGCTCAAAATGCAAAGAAACTTTATCGGTAGATTCTTTTTTCAAAAATAAGAGTCGTAGAGATGGATTGCAAGGATATTGCAAAAAATGCAAATGCTTAAGAGATAGGCAATATGACTCTGAACACAGAGATAAAGTTAATGAATCTGCAAGAAAAAGAAGATTTGCTGGAGAAACAAGGCAAACACATTTACATGCTTTAAAAAACTACAGGCAAAAGAATAAGGCTATTCGTGCCAAACTTCAAATGAATCGTAAAAGTGCGAAATTGTTAAGAACACCACTTTGGTTAACAGAGTTTGACCGCCTAAAAATACAATGCTACTATCAGGTGGCAGCCATGAGGTCAAGAGAAAGTGGCGAACATTGGCACGTTGACCATATAATCCCATTGCAGGGTAAAACTGTTTGTGGACTTCATGTGCCAAACAACTTGCAAATTATTCCCGCAATTGAGAATATGCGTAAGAACAACCACTATGAGGTCTGATTATGGATCAAAACGAATTCCAAGAACCTAGCGACTCAGATAAGGAACTGGTTTCCTTTGTTGTTGACCATTGTGATAGATGGAGAGACTACCGAGATACCAACTATTTGGACGATTGGCTAGAGTACGAGCGAATCTTCAATGGCGAGTGGGATGCCCAAGACAAGACCCGTGAATCAGAGCGTAGCCGTATCGTTACTCCCGCTACCCAACAAGCCGTAGAGACACGCCATGCTGAGATCATGGAAGCCATCTTTGGTCAGGGTGAGTTCTTTGACATTCAAGATGATATTCGTGATGTCAATGGTAGCCCATTAGACGTTGAAGCTATCAAAGCACAATTGATGGAAGACTTTAAAGTCGATAAGATTCGCAAGTCTATTGACCAAATTGAACTACTTGCTGAACTGTATGGCACTGGAATCGGTGAGATTGTTGTCAAAACAGAGAAAGTCTATGTTCCATCTACTCAGGCAATACCTGGTCAAATCGGTCAAGCCGCTATCGGAGTGGTAGAACAAGACCGCATTGCAGTCAAGATTGTTCCTGTAAACCCCCGTAACTTTCTGTTTGACCCTAATGGAACATCTATTGATGACTGTATGGGTGTGGCTATTGAGAAGTATGTCTCTATCCACAAGGTCGTCAAAGGTCAAGAAGATGGCATCTACCGCAAGGTAAAAGTCGGCACTGACTCTATGGATACGGACTTAGAGCCTACCCAAGAGATTACTCAGTACGAAGACGATAAGGTAAAACTTCTGACTTACTATGGTTTAGTCCCTAGAGAGTACCTTGACCAAATAGAGAATGATGATGCTGAAGTAGAAGACTTGTTTCCTGATGACAGTATTCAGGATGAGTATTCCGATCTGGTTGAGGCTATCGTAGTTATTGCCAATGATGGGACTCTTTTGAAGGCAGAAAAGAACCCATACATGATGAAGGATCGCCCAATCCTTGCTTATCAGGACGATACAGTTCCTAATCGGCTATTGGGTCGTGGTACTGTAGAAAAGGCTTACAACTCACAAAAAGCCATAGATGCCCAAGTTCGTTCACACTTAGATTCACTAGCCCTCACTACTAGCCCAATGATGGCTATGGATGCTACTCGTCTTCCAAGGGGTGCTAAGTTTGAAGTCAAGCCAGGCAAGGCTATCCTGACAAACGGCAATCCCAATGAGATTTTGTTCCCGTTCAAGTTTGGCAACACTGACGGGTCTAACTTGCAAACTGCCAAAGAGTTTGAACGTATGCTCTTGATGGCAACAGGCACTCTTGACTCTCAGGGAATGGTATCTGCCGTTGCTAGAGATGCGGGTCAGGGCGGTATTTCAATGGCTGTAGCCTCGATTATCAAGAAATACAAACGTACATTGGTGAACTTCCAAGAGGATTTTATGATCCCCTTCATCACCAAAGCCGCCTACCGCTATATGCAGTTCGATCCAGAGCGTTATCCTACTGTGGACATGAAGTTTATTCCAACTGCTGCTTTGGGAATCATTGCTAGAGAGCATGAACAACAACAGATGATTGGTTTGCTCCAGACTCTTGGCCCGAATACACCTGTTTTGCCTATCATTTTGAAGGGCATTATGGCTAATTCTTCTCTGTCAAACAGATTTGAGTTGATTGCCATGCTAGACAAGATGTCTCAGGCTGATCCACAGGCTCAACAAGCTCAGCAAATGCAACAACAATTGGCTATGCAACTAGCTCAAGCTCAGATTGCTGTCCAAACTACACAAGCAGAGCAGAATAAGGCTGAAGCGCAGAAGTTATTGACTGAAGCGCAATTGATGCCTATTGAGTTGCAAGCAAAGAGTATGGCGGCTAATACCAAGAACCTCCCAACTGATGACGCTATGGCTTCACGAGAGTTTGATAAGCGGGTCAAAGTTGCTGAATTGATGCTAAAAGAAGCAGATATTCAGAATAAGGCTAAGATTGTTGAAAAACAGATGATGAGACAATGAACCCAGAACTTCAAAAGTATTACGAAGAGAGATTTTCCACAATGTCCACTCAAGGGTGGATAGATTTGATGGAAGATGTTGACAAAATGATTGAACCTTTGAATAATATTTCAACAATTGCAGATGAAAAAAGTCTACAATTCAGAAAAGGTGAGTTATCAATCCTTATTTGGCTGAAAAACTTAAAACAAGTCAGCGAAAGAGCATTTGAGGACTTAAATGAAAAGAATGTATGAATTTGCCTGTATAAACGGGCATAAGACAGAGAGATTTGTTGTTTATGAGACAACAAGTCTTGTGTGTGATTGTGGTGAGGAAACTCATCGCATTTTATCTGCGCCAGCTTTTAGGTTAGAAGGATGGTCTGGAGCGTTTCCATCAGCGTATGGGAAGTTCGAGAAAAGCCATACTGATAAACTGAAATCTGAACGCAAAATCAACTCATAAGCAATTATGCCGAGTTGAATCTCCTACAACCGATTACGGCAGGAAAAGGAAAAAAGTATGTTGAT